ATGGGCCCAGCTATCTTCATGGCGCCGCCTCCAAGCGACTTCAACATCCCCATTTTGCCGACCGCTCCGCCCGCTCCGCCGGCTGCAGCTGATGCCTGTTGCGCGGCGGCAGAGGTCGCGGCGGAGGCCGCAACTTTTGTATAAGACGCAGATAGCAAAGTGTTTTTAAGAATAAGTTGGGCGATTTTCCCCAGCATCCATGCTCCAAACAGTCCTCCAATTATTTTAAAGGCGCCGGCGACCAACTTCGCGGTCTTCGACATTTGAAGCATGCTTCGGGTCTGTTTCTCTGTTGCCACCGCCATTTTATCCATCGATGTCGCCACGTCAGACATTGTTTCTTGCATGAGTTCTTCAGTTGTCTGTCCTTCCTTACGGCCCTCTTGAAGTTGTTTAGCAGCAAGGGTGGCGTCCATAGTTCCCGCTGCTACAGCTTCCATCTCTTCTGCGGAGGCACTTCCAAATTGTCTAATTTGTTCTGCGGTCAACCCAAGACTATCTTGCAAAGATCTCATTTGGGCATAATTAAGATTATCCATTTCAATGCCATTAGATTCCATCTCTTGACGTAATTTAATAAATCCCTTAATTGGGCCTTCTTCCATCACAGTATCCATTAAGCTTAAACCATCAATAGTCGATCCGAAAACGGCATTCATTTTAGAAGCAGCTGTTAATGCGCCTTCAAATGTAGTAAATTTTTCCATGGATCCAACCATGGCATCCATAGAGATTCCAGTCATTTGAGATACTTTCTTTAATTCTAAAAATTGACCTTGAAGATCTGGTAATCCAAATTTCGCAAGATTATTGGCCTGGGCGCCGAAATCATTAAATACAGTAGTTACATCTAATCCCATGTTGTTTGCTAATAGTGCCAGTTGAGCAGAAAAATCGGCGGCTTCTCCTGCGGAATAACCAAATGTTTGAGCTAAAGTATTGGTTAATTTAGAAGTGTCGACAATCGCTATATTAAATCTTCTTTCTAGCGACTGCGCCATTTTTTCCAGTTCTTCTCTCGCTGGATCGGCCTTGTTTTTTAATTCACGAAAAAGATTAGATGAGTGGAACAACTCTTTATTAATACGGATCATATCTTCAGTTGTGCCGTCTGTTGCCATTCCAAGACGAAGCATTTTTTCTTTATAAGCCTCCATATCTTCAACAGTACGATTACCAACGTCCCTTGATGCTAAGCGAAATGTGTCTTGACGCTTTATAGCTCTGTCCATGGCAGATGAGAGATCAACGGCTTCTAACACAGGCCCTATTGTCCAACCGGCTAATTTTTTTGCAGCTGCAGCACTTTTTTCATAAAGCTTTAACATTAAAGCGGCATTAATATTAGCCTTTGTTAAATTTTTACCAACTAATTTCATTTGGTCTTTAAGGTAAGCAATTGGATTTCCAGCCCTTTTTAGGCCTTTAGCAAAGTCTTTTACTTTGCCATTAATACCAAAAAATTTACTCGCAACATGATCAGCTGATTGACCGATATCATTTAAGCCCTTTCGAACATCCTCGCCGCCGGCGGCAAGTTTTTTATATGTTGCAACTTGCTCCTTCAGGCGATCAATGTGCTCCTGATCGGCCGCGGAAATTTCTCCTAATTGTTCTGCATATTTTTCTAGTTCTTTTAAACGAATGGATTCTATATCATACTTTTTTTGAGCTAAAAGGATGCTTTCTTCTTCACCTTTTAAAATAGCTGCGTATTCATCAACGGTCTCTTTTTTGTATGTTGCTATTCTTTCTTCTAATTTCGCTTCTGCTTCTTTAAGCTTGTTAAACTTATCTTGCTGCTCAGCTCTGGTTTTCGCGGCTTCGGCGCGATCCTTCTCAGCCGCTAGCCTCTCTTTCTCAGCTTTTAATTGTTCAGCTAGTTGTTCAGGAGTGAGATCAGCCATTTAACTTATTACCTCAATGGCCATTTTAGACCGGTCGTTTTTTCAAAATTATGAATAGATTTTTCTAATTCTAGTTTAATATCGGAAAGATCTGGACTACCTAAACCAGAATCCAAATATTCCAAAGCATATTCTTTTTCTTTATTGATAGTATCGGCAAAAACTTCCAAATCTTGGCGCGACCCTTTGACTACTATTCGTGGCTCTGTTTCTTCATTTTCTTGTTTTTCTAGCATAGGAATGAGTGGTTTAGATAATATATGACTTAAAATATATTTAACATCTGCAGCCCATTGAGCAACAGCTGATTCATTAAGCTGTTTTGATTTAAGTTTAATAAAATTAATGTTAGCAGTGTTTAGCATATGTAGAGGCTCCTCTAAGTATAATTAGTTTGGTGAAGAGAAACTACTATCTTATAGACTGCTGAGCCTTCTTTTGAAGTTTTTCTCTCTGCTCTTGTTCTGCTTCTTTTTGTTTAAGAGTGCGCTCAACAAACCATTTGCGAAGACCAACAGGTAAACTATAAAGTTCCATTATTGACCAATTGCCAATATAATTCATAAAAAATATTTGTTCATAAACGTCTTTAATATAATCAGAGGTCAGGCCAAAAAAAGTCCGCATTGAGCGGAACCCCCATTTCAGAAATTTCGCCACATTCACCACATTCAATATCTTGCCTCATATCTACATCAGGCATCACAGCTGCATATGTTTTCTTAAGAATGGAAGTATCTATTATTGGTAAAGATTGCAACGCTCTTTCAATATAAATCCGATCAGTTTGCTCATTAACTGAAACAGTTATTAATTTTAAAAGCTTCATTGTTCCGCCAGATTTATTGCCTGACATCGCACTTTCATCTTTAGACGTTAATAATCTAAATTCGATTGCAAAATTACTTTGGGGTAAAGTAACCACAAAAGTATTGACTGGAGTTATTTTAACTGCTTGAACTGCCGTTAATACTTTTGATTTTAATTCAGCTAAATCTACAGTAGTCGCAAATTCGCTCTCACACTTAGGGCACAGCGCCCGAACGGTATATGCAGCACCATAGCCAAATATTCGCGAAGCGATCAATAAAGCATTTTTGTCCCCAATTAAAAGATCTCCAACTTTAATTCTTTTGTCTACGATAATACTTTGAAGCATCTTATCTAAAGCAATGCCTTTTTTTAATAACGTTGAAGAAGTTAAAATATCTTCCTCTTTTGCTGTCATATGTTTAATCTCAATACTATCCACCCCGCACAAAGGATGGCCTTCTAAATAAAACTCTCCTTTACTGGGCAAATCTATCATTTCCGTAGGAACAATAAAATTAAAAGCGCTGGCCGGGGCTTGCTGCGTCGGGGGGGGTATAGGAGGCGGCTGAGCCTCCACTGATGGTGGTGTCACTTCGGGATTGTTTCCAAAAGCTCTATTCTGGTTTCTTGACATGTTTACCTCTTTTCTAAATTAAATTATGTATTGCATAATCATATCTCAAGTTAAGAGATATGGTCATAATTTCTTCGGCGGCATAATTGGCCTGGCCAAAATTAACGCCAGTAATGAATGGTTTAACTAATACCCATTCTTCAATTGGCGCGCCATCCGCATCAATTTGCATTAATCTCATATCGCCTCCCAAAGCTTTGGTTGCTGGCGATTTTTCAATTGCAGAATGCGGTTTATTAACATCAGTACTTTGATAACCTGCTGCTGTTAATATACTAACTAGTTTTCTAGTATTATTTTCCATCACATCTTCTATGTCAGTTATGGTGATTTCTATAGGATTCCACGTTAATAATCCTGGCCTATATTCAACATCATTAAGCCAAATATATTCTGCAGTTGCTATTTCGAAAGAAGGCTTTTGGAATGAACGTAAAGAATAAGTACTTATTATATTTGCAGGCCCATAGCCAAATTCAGCGTACCATCTAAAAGATAACTTTGGTGATAACTTAGGGTCGCTCCAAAAAGGCATTGAAATTTCCTACTATGGCGTCAAAGTCGAAGGAGGAAAAGAAGGTGCAAAAACTTCTAACGTGGCATAATCATAGCGTATAGTTACTGAATTAACAACTAATTCTTCGGCACCATAATCTAATTGACCAAAATCCACACTAGTGAAAAAAGCATTGTTTAGAGTCCAATCTTCAATTTTGTTGCCTTCGGCATCAATCTGTGTGATCAACGGAGTACCAACTGCAAGGACGAACTTTTCTTTACTAAAAGAAGTTCTCGATTCTATTTCATCTCTAGGAGGCGTATAACCAGCTTCAACAAGCATGTTGGTTAAAATAGATGATTGATCAGGAACAATTGGATCAATAAAAGTAACATCTACTGTATTCCATGTTATTCTCCCGGGGTAATAAAATGTATGCGCGACGTATTGATGTGGCACTTCGCTGACAGCGAAAGAAGGCTTTTTGACTGTTTTAATAGCATAAGTTTCTAAGTTATCAGTTCCCCCTGCCAAGGTAAAATACCACCGAAAACTTCGTTTAGGTTCTACCTTTGCATCGCTCCAAAATCTTACTTTAGACATTTATTTTATTCTCCCTTACTATTAAGTAGTATCTTTTTCAATTTAATCTTCAAATGCGGCGCCACTATCCGTTAAAATAAAGTCAATAGCGATATATTCAATGGATCGTGCAGGCTTAAGGTAAATCTTTGCATAAACAATATTTCTATCAACCAAATCTGGTGTTGTGGTGGTATTATCTAAAACTAACTTGAATTGAGTAATTCCCAAACCAGCTTGTACTCCGCGCAAGAAAGGCTCAACTTGTCCCTTAAATCGATTCCACGTCGTCTGCACGTTTTGATCAAACAAAATAGTGGCAGCAAATCTAGAAATTTGACGCTTCAGGAAGACCATCAAACGTCTGACGTTAATTCTATCCAGAGCCGAAGCAGAAGACTGTAAGGTCTTTTGGCCGAAAATTACAATTCCTTCTGCAGGGAATTGGGCAATAGGGTTAACCTTATTCTCATAAAGCTTATCGCGATCACGAGAAGTTAATCTATCACGCACTCCAACAACGGGTAAACCGGCGACACCAGATGATAAACCTCCTCTTGTAAAGCCGGCAGGAGCAAACCAGAGCGCGCTAGTTTTCTCACTAAAAGACATTGCGCCAATGGCTGCTACAGATGGTGGCACCCATACCACTTGACCGCTGTTAAGGTCTCTAATTTGTACCCATGGATAATACGCTGCTCCGTAACTAGAATTAGTAATTAGTTCAGTAGTGACTTCGCTAACTGTTGCAGCCACACTTCCTCTTCGTTGGGCCTCAGTCAGTGTGCTTTCATATTGAGGAGTATAACCACCAGCCAAATCAACGACTGCTAAAGCATCTCCGCGGCTTTCGCACAAATCAATCAGAGCCATATTAAGAGTAGTATTTGTAACACCAGGCATTGCTGCTAAATTATATTCCACCACTTCTGGATCTCGAATACTATCCAAAGCTACTTGAACTGAATTGAACACATAATTGTTTAATGTCGTAAATGGTGATTTAGTTGAATCATTAACAAATCGTAATGGTTCTGATTCTTTAACGTCTAAACCGTCCGTACCACCAAAGAAAACAGTGGTATAACGATCTACACCAGCATCCAAAACTTCTTTATAAGAGCCAGTTCCTCGGAGATAATTTAATCCTCCACGGGCGCCACCCGTTGGGGTGGTCACAATCCTAGAGTCCGCTTTATAACAAAAAACTTTGTTAGAAACTGCGCCGCTCATACACATATCATCTAATGTAAATCTATATGAAACCTCTGTTATACTTTCAGTAGTAAAATCACTAATTGTAGTAGGCTTAACTTTAAGGTAATCACGCACACTAGGATCTAATCTAGAAGTATTAAACGTTGTATCAACGCCATAAAAAGAATTTAATGGATCCACAGGGTCACCCTCGGAGCCAGAACCCCGAAGTCTTAATGCAGGAAATTCATACAAAACTTTTCCATTAGTTGAGGCGGCTCCTTCAATGAAGGTTGTAATGTTAGTACCGTAATCATCCAAGTTACCGCTTACAATTGTATTCTTTTGACCCTCAGAAGTCCCGGGTGCGCCGGAACTTGTCACATCCGTAAAAGATATAAACCGTAATGGGCCATCGACGCCCCATGGAAGATATGAGGTATCCGTATCGCCGCTTCTAACTTCTTCAGGCATATCAACCCAAATATATGCTGATTTGTTGGAATAATCACCAAGCGATCTATATCGTCGGTCAGTTTCATCCCATTCATAATGTCTATCTCCAATTCTACGTAAAATAAAGTTTTTAGAGTTGGGATTAAGATTGCAGTTGTTATGCTGCTCAACTATTTTTACACGATTATCTGTATCGCTCATTTCGCGTAAAACAACACTAAAAGAACCGTACGAGTCTGTAGTGGTGTTAGGTGAGGCGCGCAAATCCATAATGGATACTTTAAGATTACGTGCAATCCAATCTCCACTATTTCTTGCTACTAATCTAAATAATTTTTGCTGGCTCTCTACAACAAAACTACCGGTAGCACTTTCACCCGTATTGAGATCTTGACCAAAGAAAAATCCGGTTTGAGCATCTTGCCAACCTAGTCGGTCAGAATCACTCGTAAAGTCTCCCCCGTGAATGGTGCTCCCAGAATTTAATGGCAAAATAACCCCAATATGATTATCACCCGAAAGGGTTTCTTTAACGCTCCCCTCATAAGACTCACCGAGCCAATAACGAGTAAATGAATTACTGTCTTCGCTGGTGACGTTATCATTGGTTAAAATGGGGTTTGTATTAAATATTTTTCTAATAAATTGATCACTGGTATCGCTAAAGTTAAACGAAGAATCAACAAGAATATCGCTATCCGAATTTTTAATTTGAACTTTAAATTGATTAGCTCCCACTGAATTAAAATATATACTGGATCCTACACCAGTCTCTCCATCTATACATCTGGTACCAGAAAGACCTATAACGGCATTTTCATTAATATACCAAATGGCGGCTAATGTACCTGTAACACTATTTGGTACTATTAAATCGGCAGAAGCAGTATCATTATCTACTCCAACGAGCGGCTCGTCGTCATCTTTGCCGAGACCGGCAGCTGAAGCACTCAATTGCATGGCTCTGGGAATTCCAGTACTAGCATTTGATTCGCTTACCAAAAGCGTTACACTGGGTAAAGTGGACGCCGTCACGGTTAACGGTGCTATCGTCACCACGTCAACCGCGGCCGAGGCCTGCCATTCGCCGTTGCCGTGGCCGGCTCCAGTAAGTGCCAATTTAAGGGATCCCGAGATGTTTTTTGCACACTGTGCATCTGAGGAACCCGTACCAAAGCCCAGTGCCGAGAATGTACTACCGTCCATGGGAATATCATCCGCTATAGAAGCGGTGATAGTGACAAATGTTGCACCATTCAAGCTAACTACGATTTTATCGCCCGTTGCGAAAGTGTCACCGCCGGAGTCGATATCGAGACCAATAGTTCCAGAACCAAAACTATCTGCTGACGGTAAATTGGCTACAAAAAGACCATACGCGCCGCCGTTGGTCGCCGCGCCGGCTTTCGACGCCGTTAAATTATTCGTACGCCATCCAGCTAAACCTTCGCCAGAAGCCATTTCTTTGGCCTGTCCACCTAAACGAACATATGTTGCAGGAGAGTTATTTCTAAACCAAGCTTGAGCCGCATATGCGCCATATGTAGGAGAAGAATAATTTCCATTTCGCGCAACATCTCCACCAATTCCGCCGGGAATTGGATTACCAAACATTGTCACAAAATCAAAATAAGAATTAACGCGTGTTGGAAAAAGAATTGGGCCTTTTTCGGCTCTACCGATTATAACCGGTCCCACATCTTCTGGAATAGCGGTTCTACCAGTATTATCAATCTCGTTTACAAAGATCCCTGGTGAAATAAATTTAAATTTATCAATTGACATTCGTTAATTCTCCTTTTAACTTCTAAGAAAATACATAAAGTTTCTTTATTAATTAGTTATTATTCTCGGTAAAATCCTTTACCATTGCCATACTCTGGTATATCTCCCAAAATAACACGTTCTCTGGGTATTTTTACTTCTACAGCGCTTTCCGTTTTTATTACTTTTGGTCTATCGCCATTTGGCGATTCACCCATAATATATCCTAAAACATCGAAAGTAAACGTAGTTTCAAAAGTTCTTTCGCTTTCGCCCATGCTAGCAACATTATTATTATACGCAAAATTAGACTGTAAAAACGTTTCATACTTGTGGCCATCTCTTTTAATTAAAAATGAATTAATGTGACCTCCTAAAGTTGCAAACGGTGCAGTTAATTGATTCATTTGCTGCATATATTCGGACCTTATCGTTAGTTCATAATTCATACTTAAATAAACCGGAACGGGCATTGTAAATGTTTCGTAAACCACTTTTTTATTATTACTGGGAAAATAAGGTTGACTATTGGGTGTCCTATTAACAATCGTCCCGTCCACCGGAAGTTTTTTAATATTGTCCGCAGCAGCAAAATTATTAGTTTTATCCTTTACGATTTTGCGTCCAATCACAATTCTACCTCCCCTCTCGGGCGCAAGCGTAGCTTGAAACACGGGATTACCCCAAAAAACGCCTTTTTTATTCAAATCTTTTGCAATTGCCGTTCTTTCAATAGTAATAATGGGTAATTTTAAAGCTCCGTCGTTATCCATAATATCTTTATTATTTTTGGCCAAAAATGCTCTTTCGGCGCTGACCCAAAGAATAGGAACTTTTTTCCATCCTTCGTTTGTAGTAGCAAAATTATTCATTTTATCATTAACAAAATCATAAAAAGCATAATCAATAGTCTCTAACGTAGAAGGTTCTATTTCGTAATAATATTTTTTACTTGGCATTGAACAATCCCGGGCGCGCTTTAATACATTTTGCTTCTACTTCCATTTTATGGTCCACTTGACCAAATATTTGTTTTGGCTGGTTCCATGTTACTATTTCAAACAAAGTGTCACCATATTGCACAAAATCTCCTTCTCTAACATACAGATTTTGATCTTCCGTTAATCTTCTATTGTGAAAATGTACTACAATAGACAGTCTTTTATCAATTCCCAATCTTGTAACCTCTGTTGTATAACCTTCCCACATAATAAGCGCATAAACTCTTATGGGAGGCAAAAAGGTTTTTTCTATCGCTTCTCCATACAGCGAATGATAATCTGTATATTCCATACTGATGGGATAATAAAATATGCCTTGTCCAATGACGCGCTCAATAAGCTCATCATTGACTTGTTTAACAAGATCACGCTCCTTTTTTCCTAAAAATAAAGGAGGAGGCGGTTGCTTGGGTTGTGACCATTCATTTGGTTTGGGCATTTAGTTTTTTATCCTGTAAATATTAACATGGGAATTCGTGCTTCAATACTGTTTATGGCATCTGAAAGTTCCGCATCGCTTTGAGCTACCTTGGTATAAGTGAGTTCATCAAAAATTGTTTTTAGTTCCTCGCGAAGCTTTTCTTGTTCATTTGTACCTTGAGTAATAAGTGCCGGCCCATCTAACGTAACACTATCGCCAGGAATAGGAATAGATGAAAATTTAGAACGAATATTTCCCAGCATTTCTTTACAAAGAGCAAGAGCAAAACGTCTTATCCATTGTTTACCAATTGAATTAATTTTTTGATATGGAGTGTTTTCAAACGGCAACGCATTGACGTTATTCACGCCTCCCACTCCATAATCTACAGTAGAATCTTCTTTCCATGGAGTTCTCGTATCTATAAAAAATTCAACCCACATAATTTTGGGACTTACAGTAACAGCTTCAGGAAATATTCTTAATCTATCATTTTTGATTTCATAACTATAATTGCTATTTCGTGTGTATATAGCATCCTCAAAAGCCATAGCTTGTGCTTTGTTTTGCCAAGTTGGCACAAGCTGGAATGTACTATCATCCGCATACTGACCATAGCTCGATAAATCCCCTACCGTATTTAAGCCACCATAATAACCATAAAATCTCCACATTGATTGTGGCGTTTTATAATAAACTTTTGTAATATTTACTCTATTGTCACCTACCTTGTTATAATAAAGAGCATCGCTGTCGGTGTCCGCAGATGAAGAAATGATTGATTGCAAATCATAATCTTGTCTGTCCGGTTGTGTAGAAAAACTAGCAGAATAAATTGGAGTAGTGCCGCCAAAACCAGCTTCTGTAGCATAGCCATGTGCAACGCGGCGTGCATAATCAAATTTAAATTTAGGAAATTTTAAAGCTACATTTTCTAGAGACGCATCATCTTGAAGTTGTCCGTCTTCGTTAAACGAACCAGTTTTGGCACCTAAAAGATCTCCAATAGAATTCTTTGCTTGGTGAATATTTAAAAGATATGAGTATTCTAAAACAGCTTCTTGATAAGCCGCAAACACTTGTGAACTCGAAAGTTCAATATCTAATACATCACCACCTAATTTCTTATATGTATAAGCAACTTGATCCGAGGCCCCAGACAAAAAATAATCATCGTCAGTATATACGCTAAATGGAAATTGCCCACGAGTGACAGCAGCTTCGACAATTGTAAAGGTACTTCCTGAAGATAACGTTATAGCGCTTGTCTGCGATGAAGGTGTTAATATAGGTAGCGCCATTTAATAGTTCTCCTTATAATAAATAGTTTAAGGAACCTTAAATAGCAGATTAGTCTTTTTTCTTAGTCCTTCTTTTGGAAGTTTTTTTGGCCTTTTTACTTCTAGTTGTGGTAGCTTTTTTAGCCGAAAGCTTCCTTTTTGTTTTGGGCTCGCCCGGGCGGCCAGGCGCGCCTTCCAATCTGACCTCTAATTTTTCTTCTTTATCAATACTTATTGGAAGTTTTTGATCAACGATTTCAGAAGCTTCAGTAAACTTCTTCATTCGAGGATGCGCGCCAAATTTGGTTAGAAATTTTTGCGGAAACTTTATAAGTCTTCTCTTTTTACCCATATGAGTATCTCCTTAGATTACCTTATAATTAGCTTCTTTTTAAAATTTTAATCTCCAAAATCCGCATGGCCATATAATCTAATAACTAGTTTACCAGCAGTATAGTTTGCCTTCGGGCCCGCGGTTCCCGGCACGCCGGCCGTAAGATATAAAAATTGGCCGTTTGCTGGGCTTCCAACAGCTTGATCGATTACCGTATCTCCTACTGCATACGTTACTGCGTCCACACTCGCCGTATTAACCACCACAGCTCCGCCGGCGCCTCGGGCGTCATCGCCTTGAGTAAAAGTACCTTCAGTGCAGGCAATCAAATCAAATGCATCCAAATCGTTGCCGGCTGGGGTTTCAATACAACTCATTTCAGTTTGATATAAAATACCATGAGTATCTGTATTATACTCCAATAAAAAGGCTGGATCGCTGTTGTCAATCCCGCCGTCCTCATTTCCGATTACGAACCCATATTCCCCACTACCACTAAGATTTTGCAAATCCAGAGTAATCGTAGTGATTATTTGATCATTTAGCTTTATAGTTCTCGTCATCGGTGGTCCAACACTGCCTGATTGTGCACCAGGGCCGCCTTCCTCTGATTCTGGACCTTGGCGCTCAGCATTACTAAAAATAGTGCCACCCATAGCTAATTCTCTTTTTAAACTTTCCATTAACGCTTGCGTTCTAGCAAGTCCTACTCTTTTTTGGCTCATTGTTTATAATTCTCCTTTAATTCTGCCAATTGTAACATTATTAACCCTCTCTTAAGAAAATATAAAATTAATCTCCAAAATCACGGTGGCCATATAATCTAATAACTAATTTACCTGCTGTAAACTTTGTTGCTGAACTAGTCGCTCCATCACATATATAAAGGAACTGGTCATCGGTGGGCGCGCCGCAAGCTAGACTTTCTTGAGTAGTACCCGCCGCGGTGTTGCCTCCGCCGGCTAATATTACCACGGCCGATCCGGCTCCGCTGGCGTTGTTGCCGGCCTCCATGACGTCATCGACCATAATCAAATCAAAATCTTTTAAGTCGGTGCCCGAGTTTGCGGGAAGTTCCAGACAACTCATTTGTACTTTATACAGAATGCCGTGAGTGTCTGTATTATATGTAAGCAATTGTGCTTGCGCATCGGCGGCGGGATTATCAGCGGCCAGGTCAGCGTTGCCAATGACTTTACCTACACTATTGTTGGCACTAAGATCTGTTAAATCTATTGTAATCGTAGTGATTATTTCGCCATTTAAGCTTGTTATTCTAGTTGTTGGTGGTCCGATACTGCCTGATTGCGCACCGTCGCCAGAAGTCTCTTGTTCCGGACCTCGCTGATCGGCATCACTAAAAATAGTGCCACCCATAGCTAATTCTCTTTTTAAACCTTCTAATAATGCTTGCGTTCTGGCAAGTCCTACTCTTTTTGATCCCATTGTTCAAAACCCTCCCTTGGTTGTACCATTTATAATCATGTCAAAAACACGGGTAAACTTTTTAGTTCATATGTAAATAGAATTTAGAAAAAAGAAAACCCCAGTTCCTTCAAAGAAACCAGGGTTTAATTAAACTAACTTTAAATTAAGTTAAGTTTTAAGACACGCCAGTTGAGCCAGACTCACCTAGAAGTCCACGAACAACAACTAGACCATACATATCAGGTCTAACCATTTTCTTCGCATAACGAGTCATAACACCCTTACGTGGCACGAAGTCCTCAACACCAAAGATGGTGGGAGTGACCTGTAGTGGAACATAAGGAGCGTATACATAACCGCTCTCTAGGAAACTGTTGCCCTTGCGGCCAACCAACACTAAGTTACGCGGGAAGTAAGGATCAACATATACTTCATAGCGCTTGCTAATTGTACCAACCTGCTGAGTACCTGCAGTTCCCTTAGCATCATCACTAGTGACATTAGCGCGGAAACCGGAAGTAAACTCTAGAATGTTAGCAACCTCTGGTGAAGTAACAATGAAGTTAGCACCACCACGGAGTGTCTTTCTGTGGATCTGTGCCGATACATCGTTAATAGTCTCACCAAGGGTTTCATACCACTCAGAAACGGTACCAGTGAAGTCTGGAGCAGCTGAGCTAGCCCCTAGTTCAACACCCGTAGTTCTCTCAACAAATAGGCCCGGGCTGCGAGCCCAGTAATATACTGCACCAGTTGCGCCCTTTACAAGATCCTCAAGAATCTCCTGATCGATTTCTAACGCAATCTGCTCAGAAAGAAGTGAAGTTAATTCAACTTCGGCATCCAAGTTATGATATGCATTGAGATCCTGACCGAGTTCTGGGGTCCACTTAGCCTTAAGCTTCTTGGTCATTGCAGTGACGGACACCGAATCAACCTTGAGATTAATCTCAGGAATATCAACGTTATCCTCTAGTCCCCAAGTAATGTCGCCTACCACAGCACCAACTGCAGTGGTACCATCGTCAAAAACATCTGCCATCGGGAAAGAAATTTCATCAGCTAGCAACGTTGCCGATAGAGCAATGGGGGTGCCGGTGCTGGTCGCCAGAAAGCGAACCACCGTTTGACTGGTGGTTGTTGCATCATTACTACGACTTAACGCGGTCAAACGACGAATTTGATTGTCGCCGGCCGCGGCCATAACAATATTACATGCAGCAAGGTTATCAAAGTTAAAGACATCACCGGCGGTTAGGCCAGTAGACATATCTTTCTGCACGACACACCAACTACTGCCACTGGTAAGATCAGGATCGAAACGAAGAATTTGGCTATTAATAGCGTTTTCTGTTAAACCCTGCCAGCCGTTCTCGGCGTCGGCAATCCCGGTGCTAGTAACTGTCTTACCATTGGCGCCAATGGTACCAGAAGCCATAATGCCCTCTGTGTTGGCGCCTGGGGCCCCGGCGTCGCCCAGTCCAGCAATAGCGAGATTTCCAGTTGGTGAAGAATAACCATTGGTCAAGTTATAAAACTGACCAGCGGACGTTCCTTCGTTACCATCTAAATTTACGCCGCCAGTAAGCGCTGAACCAACCACGCCACCACCGTAAAGTGACTGACCCTTATCAAACCCTAGACGGTTATCCTCGCTGGCGGTGCCACCAAAAGTGAAATCTAGGAAGAAAATGAGACCTGATGGCAAGCTCATTGGCTGTACGCTAACAAGCTCGTTAGCGATTAAACCGCCGAATACACGACGGACGATGGGGAATGCCACGGCTGCGAAGCCTTCGACATCTCCGAGCGACATCTGTGAAGCGGCCTCTTTTAGAAGCTGCTTCGCCTGGTTCTCAAGTAGACGAGCCATACAATTTTTGGATGTGTCAGTCTTGAGACCTTCTAGAAGGCCTGTCTTTTCCCATTTATTGAGAAGAGCAGCACCTTCCTTACGCATGTCGCGACTAACGACACCTTCTGTAAGTTTTTGTAAAATAGACATTTATTTGTTCTCCTTTTTGTTTATTCTATTTTAATCCTGCGAGAGTTTTCATCCTCTCTGCAAAAGTATCAACCGGGGGTTGAATCTTTTTACGAGGAATAAACGCTGAAGAGCTACGAGATACAACTTCGTTCAGTGATTTTGGCAATTTCTTCTTTGTGAAGCTGCCCACTGCACTTTGAAGAGTTTCAAAAATTAATTTTGCTTCTTCAACTGTAGTTGCATTTGATATAGCCTCGACAATCTTATCTCTTTGTCGCTCATTCAGGGAGACGCTATTTAAAATGCGGTTTTGATATAACAACTTAGCGTTTGTTAAGTTGCTTTCATTAAGCTTATTTTTAAGCTT